CCCCGCCGCAGGTGCTCCCGCACGGTGACGGGCGCATCAACCGACTGGGTGCCAGCCCGGATGGTCAATGTGGCCGTGCCGGGCTTGACGCCGTTGATGGTGATGCTCATGATGGCTTTCCTCCCAGCCGGGGCGCAATGGGCGCATTCTGGATATCGTTGTTGACCTGGGTGCCGTGGCCGTTGCCGCCCAATCCGTGATAGGCGTCGTAGACACGTTGGGCGCGGAGTTTGAAATCATTGTCGGCGACGCCGTGGTGGTCGTGCACCATCGTGTCCTGCTGCTGTTCGAGCTTGCACAGCAGCAGCGTGCGCAGCGCCTCGTCGACGAGTTTTTCGTGTTCGCAGCCGCGCCTCATGTCGGCCATCAGCTGCTCATGCTCCGCCCTTCGGGTCTCCTCGTCGGCGATCTGCGAGCGCAGGTTTTTGAGTTGGTGCCAGAGGCCGGCGGCTATGGCGCTGATGGCGGCGATGAGGAGGCCGGCGACGACGCTGGTGATGATGTCGTCAGCCATGTGGCTCCTCTCTGATGGGATGTCGCATTGGCGATCCTCTCTGTGTGTGATGGTGGAATTCCACGGTGCGGTCGAGCCGGTCGAGGCGTTTGGGGGCCATCCGACGGCCACGCCCCCGCCGGAGGAGACGAGCGCGACGAGGACGGTCAGCCATGCGGGCGCGCCCATCTCAGGCCCTCGCCCTGAGCAGCAGGGTGCATGGGTCGGGTTTGGCGGTGTCGGACGTGTTGGTGGTGGTGCACACCCACTTGCCCATGAGGGTGTCGTAGTTGTATTCCTTGGTCCTGGCGTTGCCCGCGACCGGCAGTATCAGATGGGTGCCGGCGGTGGGGCTGGCGGCGAGCGCGATGCGGCTGCCGGCCCGGTCGTAGACGGAGAAGCTGAACGCGTCGTAGTAGCCGCCCTGGGTGGTGATGACCCATTGGCGGATGATGCACAGCCAGATGCCGGGCGCGACCTCGAGCGCGTCGCCCATGGTGGCGCCGCCCTCGCCCATGAGCGTGCTCGCTGTGGCGGTGAACGCGCTGATGGTGCCGTCCGTGTCGGCGGTGATGGTCGTGCCGTCGGGTTTGACGACGCCGAGCGCGGTGCTGGTGGCTTTCTTCAGGCCGATGGTCGTGTTTTCGGTGCCGTGGAACTCGATGCCGTCGGGCATGGCGTTGTCCCCGAGCTTGAACGACAGGGCGAGGTGTTCCCCGTTGCGGGTGACGACGGGGAACGAGCGCGAGTTCGTGTAGTCGCTGTTGCTGACCTTGACGCCGCCGAGGGTCGTGTCGCTCGCGACGGGCAGCTCGTACTGGCCTGCGGAGGCGTCGAGGGTGCCGTCGGCGCGCACGGTGAGGTTGTCGCCGGGTTTGACGACGCCGAGCGTGGTCGCGGTCGCGGGCGTGCCCGGGTCGCCGGGGTCGCCCTTTGCTCCCCGGGGCAGGCCGAACGCGAGCGTGGTGTCGCCGGCCGCGTCCCGGGTGGCGGTGACGGTGGCGTCCATGCCGGCGTCGAGGGTGCGGGCGGTCACGCCGGCGATCCGCTCGCCGCGCGGGATGTCGAGGATGAGGCTCATGTCGCCCGCGCCGTCGGTGGACATGCTGGCGGGCGCCTGCTGGGAGGGGTTGACGGTGTTCGCGGCCACGCCGATGATCCTGCTGCCGCGTGGCACGCCGACCAGGAGCGTGTAGTCGCCCTTGCTTCCGGCCTGCAGCATGCTCGCGGTGGCGGGCTTGTTGGGGTCCAGGGTGGTGGCGCCGGCGCTGGTGACGCCCGCGCCGCGCGGGATACCCAAGTCAAGGATGCGCTGCAGGCCGCTGCCGCGCAGTGAG